GTTGGAAAACAAATTTTAGTAGATAGTGATCGTTTAGTTTTTAATGGACGTAATGATAGTATATTTTCTAGTGATAAATTAATGTTATTTAAAACTAATGGTGAGTTCCACATAAATACTAGTAAAGATACTTTTATTAATACCCCTAAAATATATATAGGTCCCGTAATAGATGGTGAAAACCCCAATATACCTGCAGTAAGGGGAGATACTTTAGAACAACTTCTTAAGGATCTTATAGAATCACTTAAGACCTGGCTTAAAATACAATACCCCCAAACAAGTGGTTTACAGGGTCCTAATCCGGGTATTAATACAAGTTTAGGACAATCTTTAGTTTCTAATTTAGAAAGGATAGAACAAAAATTAGATAGTATTAAAAGTGATAAAGTATTTATAAGATGATAGAAAACTTACTAAATAATGCAATTAATAAAGTTACTTCTGATTTATTTTTAACTAAAGATCAAATTATCTCTGCTGCTAAAAATAGAGCACAAGAAGAGGCAATAAAGGAATTACCTTCTCCCGAACAATTTAAAAATAATTTAGAAAGTACTATTTTAAATGGAGATCAAGAAGATAGAGTCTTACTAGAAAATAAATTTAACCAAGCAGTTAGGATAATTGATACTGGGATAGATAAATTAAGTTTAAAAGAAAGCCAACTTTTTTCTTTAAAAAATAAATTAGAGGGGTCTAGACAACAGTTAGACCTTATAGGAAATATTAGAAATATAGGATTCGATTTATCAAGTGTTTTAGAAGGTATAATCCCACTTATTGATGGTGCACTAGCAGCAAACACAGGACTAGTAGCTAGTGGTACAATAATTTCAAATCTTACACTATTTAAAAAAGATTTTAAAGATATAATTAAAAAAATACAAGGCCAACTAGGTAGTATTGATGGTACTGTAGTTTTTTTTAATGAAGAAATTAATAAGTTATCAAATCCTTTAAATCAAGGTATAGATGCTTTAGAAACAGGAACCCAACAACTAAAAGATTTAAGAGAAAAGTTTTTAGTTAATTTTGAAAATTTTTTAGAACAAACCCTTACTGAGGATGATTTAGATAATCTAGGATTAGATAGAAGCAATATTTCAGGATATTTTGAAAGACAACCTAGTGGGGGGAATGGGGAAAAAGAAGACCCAACTAGCACAGTATTAGCAAATACTTATGGAACAGGTGAAGGAAATGAAGGTAGTACTAGTTTAGTGTATAAAGGGTTTAAACGTTAATATTTATTAAAAACTAATAGAAATGAAATTAAATGCATTTGAAAAAATTATTAGAAAAGTTGTAAGAGAAGAAATCGATTACGCATTAAGACGTGAAATAGCGTTATTAAAGGAAGAACTATCAGGTGTAAAACCTGTAATAGCAGAAAAAAAAGAAAATAAAGCAGCAAAAGCTGAATTCAGACAAAAAATTCAACAACAAATGCCTTCTTTTAATACAGGAAATGGAACTTTAGATTCATTATTAAATGAAACAGCAATTTCCCCTTCTGCTGAAGAAGTATTTAATGCTAATGATCCTGTTAATCAATTTTTGAATAAAGACTATAGTGGAATTATGGCTGCTATGGATAAGAAAAAAGAACATTTTAGACCCTAATGGCAATAAGAATCCGCAAACCTATAAGAATAAATCCAGTAGATATAAATGAAAAAACTGCTGTAGGGATTCGTTTACCTTTTAATAGGAAAAGGGTATTTACATTAGACTATACTACTAAAGATCATGTTAAATCTAAGTTATTAAATGTATTACTAACTTCTCCTGGAGAAAGATTAAACCAACCTTTATTTGGAGCGGGTTTAAAAAATAGATTGTTTGAACAACAAACAGAAATAGCGGGTAACGATTTAAGAAATTATATAATTCCTCAAGTAAATCAACACGTACCTGAAATAAAAATAAAAAATATATCTTTAAAAGATGGAGGCCTTCAAGGCCATAAATTATTTGTTACAATTAATTACTCGTTAATAAATAATGATGAGGAAGACTCGGTAACTTTAAGTTTTACTAATAATGACTTTGAATCTAATTACTAATGGCATACTCAAACAGCAATACAGGAGATAAAACTATAAATTACCTTAATAAAGATTTTACTGATTTTAAGGACGCATTAATTAACCTAGCTGAGGTATATTACCCAGAAACAGTAACAGATTTTACTGAAGGTAGTCCGGGGACAATGTTTATAGAAATGGCATCATATATAGGTGATGTACTTTCTTTCTATACAGATGCTCAAATACAAGAAACTTTTTTACAATATGCTCAAGAACGTGAAAATATTTATGCTTTAGCTTATAATTTAGGTTATATACCTGTTGTTACTAATCCAGCTTCTGTAGATTTAGAAATATTTCAGCAAATCCCTGCTACTGATGATGGAGAACCTGATTATGATTATGCTTTAAGGATAAGAAAAAATTCATCATTTTTACCCAATAATAATAGTGGAGTAAGTTTTTTAATCCAAAATGATGTAAATTTTGCATTTAGTTCTTCTTTTGACCCAACAGAACAAACAGTATATGCTACTGTAGAAGGAGGTACGCAACCAGATACTTACCTTCTTAAAAAGAACGTTAAAGCAATTAGTGCTGAGGTTAAAACAACTTCTTTTACTATTGGTAATGCTGAAAGGTTTAAAACCTTATCTTTAGATGATTCTAATATAATAGGAATTCAATCAATTGTTGATTCAGATGGAAATGAATATACAGAAGTCCCTTATTTAGCCCAAGAAACTATTTTTGAAGAAGTCCCTAATGTTGAAGCAAGTGATCCTAATTTAAATCAGTATGAGGGACAAGTACCTTTTTTATTAAGAACTAAAAAAGTATCTAAAAGATTTGTTACAAGATTTTTATCCAATAAAAGATTAGAAATACATTTTGGAGCAGGAGCTACAAGTGGTGATGATACTACAATAATACCTAATCCAGATAATATAGGTTTGGGAATAAAAGATGGAAGATCACTACTAGATAAAGCATATGACCCTTCAAACTTTTTATATACTAAGGCTTATGGAGAAGTCCCTTCAAATACTACATTAACTGTAACTTACTTAGTAGGGGGAGGAATTAATTCTAATCAAAATGCTAATACTATTAATAGAAGAGACTCCATATTAATTACACCTCGAAAAGGAAACTTAAATAGTGGGCTATTAAATACTATTAAAAATACAATAGAAAGTAACAATCCACAACCAGCTACTGGAGGTGGTCCTGGTGATAGTTTACAAGATATTAGATTAAATGCAATAGCTAATTTTTCAGCACAACAACGAACTGTTACTAAAGAAGATTATATGTTTAGATCTTTAGCTATGCCTCCTCAATTTGGTAAAGTAGCTAAAACATATATAACACAAGATACCCAAATATCTTTAGATACTAATAAAAGAATTAGTAATCCTAATGCATTAAATTTATATACTTTAGGATACGATCCAAGAGGAAATTTAAGCCCTCTTTCAGAAGCTGCTAAAATAAATTTAGCTACTTACTTAGAACAATATAGAATGCTTACTGATTCTATTAATATTAAAGAAGCATCTGTAATTAACTTTAAAGTAGAATTTGATCTTACAGTAAGATCTGGTTATTCAAACGATCAAGTATTATTAAATTGCGTTAATAATCTTAAAAACTTTTTTGACATTAAAAATTGGCAAATAAATCAACCTATTAATATAGGAGACGTAATTGGGAGATTATATAACGTGACAGGAGTACAAACAGTAAACAATATAAATTTTGAAAATGTATTTGGTGAAAATTCAGGCTATTCTAAATTTAAATATAATTTAGTCGCTGCTACTCAAAATAATGTTATTTATCCTTCGCTAGATCCTAGTATTTTTGAAATCAAATATCCCAATAGTGACATTATTGGTAGAGTAACTATTTAATATTATGGCACATTATTTTTTATTCCCCGAAAAAGATACAACAATATTCTCTCATCCTACGAGAGCAATACTTAATACGGGTATTGATGAAGTTTTAACTATTCAAGATGAAGAATCTAACACAGATTTAAATTTTTATCCTAGTAGAATTTTAATCCAGTTTAAACAATCCGAAATTAATGATGTACTTCAAAATAAAGTCCAATCTGGTCTTTTTAGTGCAAGCCTTAATTTATTCCAAACAGAACATCGTGAATTAAGTGTAGACCAAAACCTTGAAGTATATCCTATATTTGGATCATGGAATAATGGAACGGGAAGATTCGATAATATTCCTCAAGTATCTAATGGATGTTCTTGGTTATATCAAGATGCTAGTCCCCAAGCTACTACTAATGATTCATTTGGGTCTAAATGGCCTACAGCTTCTGCAGATATACCTTTAGGAGCTACTGCTAGTTTTATAAAAGCTTCACCTGGTGGAGGAGTATGGTATACTGGTTCGGGTTTTGAGGTAGATAGAACTTATGGTTATAATGATGATCTAGACTTATCTTTTAATATTACAAGTCCTTTATTAAAACATACTAGTAGTAGTTTATTTTCTGATACTTATCCTAATGGTATAACTAATAATGGTTTCTTAATTAAAAGAAGTGATTCACAAGAATTTACAGCTATAGATGATGGAGAATTAAATTTCTTTTCTATGGATACTCATACTATATTTCCACCATTTTTAGATATTTCTTGGGATGATTCGATATATGATACGGGTTCTGCCACAAATGATAAAGTTAAATCAACAGGAGAATGTTATGTTACTTTAAGAAATAATAAAGAAAAATTTAGAACTTCTGAAGAATATAAATTTAGACTTAACGTAAGAGATTTATATCCTACAAGAAAGTTTACTACAACTTCTAATTTTTTAGATGTTAAATATTTTACTAGTAGATCATTTTATTCCTTAGTTGATTATGCTACTGAAGAAGTATTAATTCCTTTTGGCGAAGAATCAAAGCTAAGTGCCGATGCAGAAGGAATGCATTTTAAAATATATATGAATGGTTTACAAGAAGAAAGATACTATAAATTATTATTTAAACACGAAAATAATGATGGTATTCAGGTTTATGATGATAATTATTATTTTAAAGTAGTTAAAACATAATGGCATACGGATACACACCACCCCCAACTTCTTTAGCTAGTAGTAAAGGAGATTCTGGAGTTCAAACGGGCGAAACTCAAACAAAAGGTCAATCTGGAAAATCACCTGCATTTGATATTAGTAATTATGAAATGCCTGATGTACCTACATCTGTTCCTAGAAATCTTGAGGGAGAAATTGTATTTCAAAGACAAATTTTTAGTAATTCAGGTTTTAGAAGAAAAATAGATGTTAATTTTAATGAATTAAATAATAGAAAAGAATCTGTAAATATAGATGATTTTTTTAACCAATATAGGAGATTATTTTATGATATCCCTAAACAAGGAGAATTTTCCCATGAAAGATTAATTATAGATAGTACTGATTATTTTAGAAATTTTATTGATCCTAAAGACCAAGAAATACAAAATTTAAGTGCTCGGATACAAGAACTAAGTTTAGAAAATCAAGACTTACTACAACAATTAGCAATCCAAGAAGTTGAATCAGAAGTAGAAGAAGTACTTGATCAAAACGCTGCATTAGAATCATTAGGAAACCTAAGCAATCCAGATTTTTATTGGGAAGAAACTCAATATGTTCGCGGAATAAAGTTTGCTATTCAACAATTATCTGCTTATAGTGGATTACCTAATGGTTATGAATTTAAAACTAGTAATAAAGATAAAATAGTTAGAGACTTTGATGATGCTTACGAAAGAGGAGGGCCCGGGGGAGATAGAGCAGGGAATCTCAGAAGAACCTATACAGAATGGGTAACGGATTATAAAAGAAGATCATCGGGAAATAGACAAGATGATGGTGTAGCTATATTGGACTATTGGAAAGATAACCTCACTACAGCACAATTTTTCTGGAATACAGGTTATTACGCAAATGCATAATATAATATAATGTTATTAGATTTAAATACGATAGAAACTATAGGACAAGCCGATTTAGAGGATTTACAATCTAAATTACTTTATAGAAAATTTGGTCAAGAAAATGATTCTATAGAACTAACTATACGTGACATTAATGGTAATATTGTCATTAATGATGAACAATTTACAGATTATACAGCATATTATAGTGGGGGAGGTCAGGGAAATCTAGTAGATTCTATTGATATAGATTATATTCAAGTTTTAAAAGATTATGGTTTTGAAAATGGTAAATATAAATTAATATTTTCATTTCAACGAAAATTACTTGTAAATACTTTTGAAAGACCGTTTTATATATCGGAAATTTCTCCCTCTAGAACTGAAATCAGATTTGCGTCTTCTATTTTAGCAGAAGATGCTTTTAATAATGCTTTACAAAATTTAATAGCTAATGTTAATAATGCATCCTTTGTAAAGGATGTAAATATAAGTTTTTCTAGTGGAGAAACAGGTTTAGTAGTAAATACCCAGATAGATACAGATTCAGGGTTAATTAAACTTTATGATCCTTTAACTACAAATATAAGTGTTAATTCTTCTTTTAGAATATATGAAGAAATAATAAATCCTTTAGAAGCAACTATAGATTTAGGTCCTTCTACTAGTGAAGATATAGGAGTAGAGCTAAGAGCACCTAATTTTGATATACAATTTTCCCAAGAATATACTGTTCCTTCTAAATTTAGAACCTATGATGATATTTTAAATCAGGGAGCAGTAACATCTAGTTTTCAGAACATACAAAATTATTTTAGTGGAAGTATTCCTATAGATTTAGAATTTGATAATCCTAATACTCCATCAGGATATACTTTTGAAAACTTTATTCATTTTAGTTCTGCAACTGAAAGATTAAAAAACTTTAAATATAAGCTAGAATTATTAGAATCATATTCAAGTTCACTAGCAACATTAGGTAATATAACGGGTAGTATATCAGAATCATCTCCTACAACCCAAAATATAAATATTTTTAGAAATAAAAGAGATAAGTTAATAGGAGGATTTGATTATTATGAAAGGTATTTATATTATGAATCAGGTACTTATGCATGGCCTAAAATTAATATAGGTAAACCTTATACTAATGCAAAAGTAAATTCAACAGCTGCTACTTCTTGGTTTGGGGCTCCTATAGATGATGATCAAAATGAATTTTACGGGGGACAAATGTTAAGCGCTAGTAAATTTGATAGCTATAATCCATATAATTTAGTAAATACAATACCCCCAGATATACAAAACAACCCTCAAAACGAAGGTTATATACTATTTACAGAAATGATAGCCCAACATTTTGATGGTATATGGGCTTATATAGATAGTATAACTGATAAACCCCAAGCATATAGTGGGTTAAATGATGGTATTTCTAAAGAATTAGTATTTAATGCTCTAACAGAAAAAGGTATTAGGGGTTATAGTCAATTTGAAAATTCTTCTATATATGAATACCTTATAGGTGATGATGGTAATGGCACGTTCCAATATCAATCCCCAAATACATTTTCAACTATGGTTTCTGCATCAAATGCAGGATCGATTCCTAAAGGTGATATATCAAAAGAAATCTGGAAAAGATTATACCATAATACTCCATATCTTTTAAAAACAAAAGGTACTAAACGTGGTTTAAAAGCATTAATTGCGTGTTATGGTATTCCAGAAACAGTATTGCACGTTAAAGAATTTGGTGGACCATTAGTAGATAAAACGGGATTTAGAACATTTAGTTATCAAAAAGAAAGCCGAATGGTGGATGTAGGTAGTAATGGTACCTACCGTGGGTTAGTTCAAATTAATAACGCAATCACAGACCCTACTCCAGCCGAAAGTATTAAAACGGCACAAATAAGAGTTATTCCAAGTGCATCTAGTGAAGTCCCTATATTTGCCATCCACAATGAAAATTCTAATGATAATAGTTTTGCTCTTTTTGTATCTAAAAGTAATAATGAGTTAGTAGAACCTAATGTAAGTGCTTCTTTTGGTAAATTAGTAGTATGTACTGGTAGTCTTTCTGATAGTATCTCTCCTT